GTTCCATTTACATCTATATCGCCATTTACATCTATATTGCCTTCAATATCTAAAGCAGTACCAATTAGTGTTTGAGTAAGTGTTATTTGTCCATTTGCAGCAATAGTCATAGCGTCTACGTCTGAAGCAGATCCTATAGTTTTTCCGTCACCGATAATAAGATCGTCAGTTAATGTGACTATACCAGTAACAGCCAAAGTACCGCCTACAGTAGCTAAACCACCTATAGCAACATCATCTGTAACTGTTAAATCATCTTGTACTTTTAAATCTACAACATTAAGACTAGCAAAAGCGTCTACTATGGCCGCACCAGAACCTGCTCCATCTGAATAAACTGCTTTTGTATCTCCTGGAGGAATAGTTATGTTAGCTCCACTACCTTGAGAAATAATTATGTTTTGAGAACCAGATGTCCCATTTTCTATAAACCACAACTTGCTAATTGTGTTCGGGCCTATTGTTATAGTACAAGCACTATCAAGAGTACCTGCGTATTTTAAATAAAGAGATCTACCTGGATCAGTAGAACCGTCTGCTATTGTTGTAGCATGTGTATTAGCATTAGTTGTAATTGTTTCAGTACCAAAACTAAAAGCTTCTCCAATTAATTCTAAATTTGTATTGGTCGAAGTTCCCCAAGTACCAGATTCATCACCTGTGGCTATTTCTTTTAACCTTAAATCATTTACATAAGTTGCCATATTCTATGCTACCTCTTCCCAATTCGGAGTTTGTATTTGATTTATGTTAGCATAATTTTTAGTTTGTGTATCATCTATCAATGACCAAACCAATACCTGACCAACAGAACCAACTGACTGAACCCCTATTACAGCTACGTTTGCTTCTGAATCTGTGGTAACTGTACCAAGAGATCCAGTTGCTGTATTTAAAGTAACTGATAAGTTATTATTTGTTATTAATGTTGCAGTGCCTAACGCACTGGTGCCTACAGTTCCAGAACCTGTAAGAGTAACAATAGCTTCGCCATCTACTGCTACTGAAAGACTACCGACTGTCCCAACTGCTCCTGCTATAGAAGCAATTGCTTGTGCATTTACACCTGCAACTGGTGCGCCTGTAGTTGCTGCTGCTGGTGCGGTAAGGGTAACAGGTATAGTCCCTTCATCCCAACCTAGTTCACCAAAACCAGCTCGACCCCAACCACTTAGTAGCTGAGCCATTTTACGCTATTCTAATTATCGCTGTACTCGCTGCTGCTGCTGGAAAAACAATAGTAAAATCGCCAGATGTAGATGTTTTCTCTCCACCAAAATCAATAGTAGCAACAGATTTGTCACCATTAGTATCATTATAGATCATACAACCTCTAGCAGTAACAGTAGCTGTGCCAAAAGTTAAATCGGCAAAATCAGTAAACCCTGTAGTACCAGCACTCGTTGGTGCTACTTTTGTTAATGCTGCTCCGCCAGAAGTATAGTTTGTTCCACTTGCCTGACCAGTAGTAGTAAATGCAGTTGTAGTTGCACCTAAGGTTGCAGAGCTTGTATATAGTGCAAGTTTAAAAACATTGCCATTAGTTGCAAAATTGTGTGTAGCTTCTAATAGTTCTTTTTTAAAACTTGTTGTTAATGTTGATGTAATCGCCATATTAAATCCTTTTTATTATATCTGCTAACTCTTGATCACCAGATTTAACAAAATCCTGTATCAGGGAAGCTTTATAAGATTTTAAAGCATTTTTTATATAAATCAAACAAACTTGGTAAATCAAATTTTGATAAGCTCTAGCTTGTTCTTTTATATGTGGTGAAGTATTGTCTGAATATCCTACAATTTTCTCTGTTAATCTTTCAGCCCAGAACTCTGGAGGGTGTCCTCCGAAGTTAGTTGTCGCTATTTCTACCAGTCCTAATTTTGGCATTCCCTCTGGCGTAATCTTATCTACCATTTTTTAGGCTCTACAGATTTTTGTAAATGTTCGTCATTACGGCCTATAAGAGTTGGCTTATGTTCATATTTTTTTATTTCTAATTCACTAATTCTAGAAACTTGTAAAGTATTTTCATTTTGCAAAACTACTAAAGGATCTGCAAGTCTATGATATCCGTATAGTTTTTGTTCTGCTGGAACATCTGTATCTAACAATCCACTACTAGCAGCTACTTCTACTTGTATATTATTAGAAACACATTTAGACAACCAAAACTCAACACAAGCCCTTCCGGATTCTGCAAAATGCAAATTACCTTTATAACTGAAATCTACACCAAATAATTTTATATTAGCTACCTCGTTCCATAATGCAAAAGCAACTGCATAAGCAACCGTATTATTTAAATAATAACAATTAGTATCAACAATTATTTCTTTTATAGGGTACTCAACTAAACCAGGGCATCTATCATCTAACTGACATGTGTATATAGGCCCTTTATGTTCTTGTAATACTTTAGCCATACTACTAGTTTGGCCACCAGCATCATCACCTTCTAAGAATCTAGATGGGGGATCCATCATAAATACTCTATCATGGAAGATTACATCTGCTACAGCATTTATTGCCCAGACTTCATCAAAATGAACTCCATGAGATTTAGCTAAATTATAATCAAACCAACTTTTACCTAGCCCAACTATGGCTATTGATTTACCTTTAAGACCTGCAATTTTTTCCATGTATTTTTTAAGATACCGTTGTCCTCAAAGAATCATGACGGTATTCATCTCTCCTTCCGCGAGCTTCTGCAAGATTTTTTAATCTTGTGATTTCAAGTAGAAATCTTTGCTCGTATTGTTGTTGTATATCGGGCTCACCCTTTAAAAATATATTAGCTTCTACTAATGTTCCATATAGTAATGCATTTCTAGCATTTTGTGAAATCCAAGTCCCAGTGGTATCTGTTACTATTGAATTTGGTTTGAATAAGTAGTGCAATTCAACAGAATAATCAGCATCTGGCACAGGACTTACAATCAATGTAGATCCATTATTTCCTGCTGTAGATAGTTCTTTATCAAAATCTGCGTAATACAATGGCCTAGCTCGTTCACTAATTGCTGTAGGATCAACTGAAAATTCACGCATGAAAGATGTATGTTTTTTATCTAAATAGTGATAATCACCATCTCCATCTATAACTGCAACTGAAAAACTCATCTGAAAATCAGAAGGAGCTGTTAAGTAAGTGTTGCCTATCGTTAAGTTACCAGTAACGTTTTTACGAAAGTAATCAAACTGTATTAGTTCAAAAATCCTTTCTTCTGCATTTTTAATAAAATCATCAACAGTAGCAACAAATGTAGTTTCTTCATTCTCTACATAGTTTTTAATTAATGTTTTTAATTCAGCTAATGTCATAATGTAGTAATTGTAACTGTCCCTAATGATCCTGTCATCTTAGGAGTCGTAAAATTTGTTGGTAATGTTGAAGGATTCATAAAGTTTGATTTAAAAATAGAGGAACTTACAACAATAACAAAACCCTCTCCTTCTTCTTTATCGTTGTTTGGTCTTGGTTTATATAAAGCCTCAGGATCTGCTTTTGCTGTTAAAGGTTTTAGCTGTGGATGTTTAGGTTCAAAACAATCAGAACATACTTTAGCACCATTCCATTCTTCTTTTAATTCAGTAAACTTATATTCAAAGGCACATCTATCGCATAAAGCTTTTGCAAATTTTCCAGAGGCATAGGCCATCTTATCTCATCCTAATATCAGGTCTTACTCTAAATGATGCTCTATCTTCATCTTGGTCTGCTGCTCTAAGAAATTCTTCTTCGTATATAGCTTTTAATTGAGGAGTAAGTTGTGGATTCTTTTTTAAAGATATGTAATAAGCCAATCCTGCAACAAAACAAGGATAAAATCTAAATGGCATATCCATAGTATTGTTAGCTTTGTCTGCGTCATCCATTCGTACTATTTTATTAAAAACTAGAACATCTGTACTGTTTTCTGGTGCGGGCCATATTTTTAAAACTGGTGTAGTTAGCTTGTCAAGAAAGAATTGTGATGGCCTGGCTTTAGTTGTTTTATTTGGTATGTTTGTATATGCAGATCTACTAATTCTATTAATGCTTATATCAGTTTGCACTCCATTAACTGTTCTACGTACCACTACATCCAAAACATCAATTACATTTGCATTTAAAGGATAATCAGTTGTGCTTTCAGTGACTGTTTGCGTAGCTTGTTCTATTGTCCACTGATTAAGACCTCTGTTAGCCCATTCAGCAAGCATAATGTTTACGCTTCTAATTGCACTTTTTAAGTCGTATCCTGTTCTTAATTCAAGCCCACATCTTTCATAAGCTTCTTCTATAAACTCAGTTACATTAGGTTCAAAATTTGTACTGCCTGATAATGACATTATTTTTTCTTAACTCTTTTTATAGTTTTTTCTAATCTTTTTGCTTGGTTAGCATGTAGCCTAGATGCATTTTTTAACTCTTTAATCATCTTAACTGTTTGCGTTTTTGTAAGTTCTGCCATATTAATCTTCCTCTTGAGCGTATAGATTGTTAAATGTTACATTAGGATCCATATAGCTCTCATGTTGTTCTGCTGAATGTGTCCATTGCGAAGGCATAAAGTCTGGCGCTCCTTCACCTACACGCCATAAAGCAGGATTTGTTGCTCTTACTCTATTATTGGGTAAGGCTACAAAGTTACCAGTATACTCGCCAGCGTCTGTTAAATATAACACATGTGATTGTTTATGTTGAGCAGGATCATCTGCTATTGAGTTGTCAGTATAATCTACAGTAAATAAGTATTTACCTGTGTGAAATTCACCGCCTATTTTACACATCCAAGGGGACGAACTAACTCTATCTAAAACTACAACAGAATGCTCGTGACTTAAACAGTCCCAAGGTTGGGCTAAATGATCTTCCATAGGGTCTGGCCATTCTTCTAGAGGTATATCTGCTACTAAAGCTTGAATAGGCATTCTAGCCCACATAGCACCGCCATGAACGTTTTGCGCGTCTTCTTCATCGTCTATCTCACACCCAGTAAAAACTACCTGGAATGATAAAGACCTATCTGGCAATGTGTTTACAGCTATAACAAGAGCATGTAAATACTCTCCATGATACTTGCTATGATTTGCTGTAAATTCTTTTCTTACCCAGCATTTAAACTGAGGTATATTAGAAATTAAATATGACATAAAGGATGTAAATTAAACTTTACCGCCTTTGGCCATGTATTTAGTACCCTTCATTGACGCTCCACCTTTGGACATATATTTAGTTCCTTTTGATGCTCCGCCCTTAGACATATATTTAGTACCTTTGGCTGCTCCGCCCTTAGACATATACTTAGTTCCTTTGGCTGCACCACCTTTGGACATATATTTAGTTCCTTTTGATGCAGGTCCGCCCATTGCGTATCCTTTAGTTCTTTTAAACATTATTATCTCCTTTAAGACATTGTAGTTCTTTTGCGCTTGTTACTCATTACCTTACCACAACCTTTTGCAATAAATGAATTAACTGGCCCGCCAGAATCTAGTTTTTTTCTTGTTGGTTTTGCTGTTTTAGCAGCATCTCTAAAATTTTTTGCGGTAGGAGCGCCTGGAGTACCAGGTTTTCTCATTTTTTCTCCTGAACCTTTAGCAATTCTATCTTTTTTTGCTTTTATATTTGCGTATAATCCTGTTTTTGCCATTAGCAACTCCAATCTTTGCGCGCCCAGTAGTTTGCACTACATCTGTCGCTTTTTATTCCACCACTTCTGGCGCAATAAGATTTTTTTCTAGCAGCACTTTCTTTGTGCATACCCATTTGTTTATCACCAAAAGTAATTCTTTTTACTCTACTACTT